TCTGGAAATCATGCCTTCCATGAGAGCACTCATGACTGCGGGTGAAGCACTCAAGCGTGACAACGTTGCAGGATACAACTGCTCATTCGCCAGTTCTGGTCGGGTCCGCGCCTTTGATGAAATCCTCTACATCCTGATGTGTGGTACTGGTGTGGGTTTCAGCGTCGAGCGTGACTTTCTAAACAAGCTACCAACCATCTCTGAGGAGTTCGAAGCAAGTGATACCACCATTGTTGTACAAGATAGCAAGATGGGTTGGGCGAAAGCATACAAGGAACTCACCTCCCTTCTTATTGGAGGTCAAATTCCGAAATGGGACTTGTCAAAGGTTCGACCTGCTGGAGCGAGACTCAAGACTTTCGGTGGTAGAGCTTCGGGTCCGGAGCCACTGGACGATCTATTCCGGTTCACAGTGGAAGCCTATCAACGTGCTGCTGGAAGAAAACTTACTTCCATCGAGTGCCACGATATCATCTGCAAGATTGCTGAGATTGTCGTGGTGGGGGGAGTACGAAGAAGTGCTCTTATCTCACTCTCGTCACTTACCGATGAGCGGATGCGTGATGCGAAGCACGGACAGTGGTGGGTTTCCGACGCACAGAGAGCACTATCGAACAACTCGGTAGCATACAAAGAGAAGCCCGAGATCGGTACGTTCATGGAAGAATGGCTCGCTCTCTACAAGAGCAAGTCTGGTGAACGTGGTATCTTCAACCGTGATGCTGCAAAGAAGCAGACCGAGAAAGCAAACGAGTTCCGAAGTTCTCTTGCTGATGAGTATCGAACCTTTAGACATAGAGAAGTAGATCATGAATTCGGAACAAACCCATGCAGTGAAATTATTCTGCGTGACAAGGAGTTCTGTAATCTAACGGAAATCGTTGTCCGTGGTAATGACACCAAAGAGTCTCTTGAGAGAAAGGTTCGTCTCGCTACGATTCTGGGAACTTGGCAGTCAACGCTGACCAACTTCAAGTATCTGTCGAGTGACTGGGAGAGAAATTGTAAGGAGGAGAGACTTCTTGGTGTTTCTATGACTGGTATCATGGATTGTGAACTCACAAATGGTAAGAAGGGCAATCTAGAAAAACTACTCACTGGTCTGAAGACCCAAGCCATTGTTCAGAACAAAATCACTGCGAAGAGTATTGGTATCAATGAGTCAGTCGCTATCACTTGCGTGAAACCCAGTGGAACCGTCTCTCAACTCGTTGACGCTGCTTCTGGTATCCACGCTCGTCACAACCCGTACTACATTCGAACGGTTCGCGCTGACGTGAAGGATCCTCTCTGTGTCTTCATGAAAGAGAAGGGATTCCCATGTGAGCCTGATGTGATGAAGCCAGAGCACACCATGGTCTTCTCTTTCCCCATGAAGACTCCAAAGAAAGCCGTATTCAGAACTGACATGACTGCGATGGAACAGCTTGATCTTTGGTTGCAGTATCAGCGTTTCTGGTGTGAACATAAGCCATCTGTTACTATTTCCGTGAAGGAACATGAATGGATGGAGGTCGGAGCATGGGTCTGGGAGCACTTTGACGAGGTGTCTGGTGTCTCTTTCTTACCTTTCTCGGATCATACATATAAACAAGCTCCTTATCAGGATTGCACCGAAGAGGAGTACAAAGAACTATTGAAAGCCCTTCCTAAAGATATTAATTGGGCGGAATTGGGAGACTACGAAAAAGAAGATAACACAGCGGGTACACAGACGTTTGCCTGTTCTGGAAATTCATGCGAAGTAGTTGACTTAACACAATAAACACACTATAATATAATTTTTACCCAGTAAATCCTATGGATGATCTATAGGTACATACTCTAACACAAGGAGAAAACGTATGAGTAAAACTGGAGAATGCCCCGCCACAGGTTGTGGCCAAGATTTTGTTTCAAAGTGGCTCGGTAAGGTCGGCGTAACCCGTTCATGCCTTATCAGCCTCGCCCTTATTCCTTTTGCTTGGGATGGTGTCATTTGGTTCCGTGACGCAATCGCAACTATCTGGGATGCTGTCACCGCTTGGGGTGGCTGATCACAGAAAGGAGTGTGCTATATGTTTAGCATTGCAGCTTTAGCTCTTGCAGCCCCATTCGCTTCCGCAAACGCAGAAGTAAACCCCGAGGTTTATAACCTCATCATGGCTGTTCAAGAAGACTCACAGCAGTATGTGAGCCTAAAAGGAGAGTCCCCCGTCACTCTAAAGATTGGTGGGTTCTTGCAGACTCGCTTCTCTTATAGCAACGGTGGTGGACTTGACGTTGAACACGGTTTCAGTGTTCCTCGTGCAAGACTTATCCTTTCCGGTGATATTTACGACTGGGAATACAGAGTCAGTGGTCAATGGAGTGACGACAGTAATACATTCGATCTCAAGGATGCCTACGCACAAGGAGATCTACTGGGTGGCACAGTCCGTGTAGGACAGTTCAAGTCACCCTTCATGCGTGAAGTTCTTGTTGAACAGCAGGACACCCTCATGACAGATCGTTCGATCATCGCTAACACCTTTGGTCAGGGTCGTTCACAGGGTATTCAGTGGAGCAAGGATCTTGGTAAGCTAGACATTGCCGCTGCATACACCGATGGATTCAACACCGCTAATGGTGCTGGTGTCCAGAATGGTCAGGCAGGAACCGCTCGTTTCGGTTATGATCTGTTTGACTGGTGTAACGTTGGTGCAGCTATTTCATACAATGATCTAGTTACCTCTGACTATCTCACCTACACCGTTGACACCAAGGTGTCATCCGGTGCTCTTGATCTGACAGCAGCTTTCGTTGCAACCAGCGGTGACGCGGGTGACAACTGGGGTTCCACTGTCCAGGCAGGGTACATGTGCATGGAAGACCTTCAGGGTTTCGTTGCATATGAGTTCGGTGAGCAGGAAGGTGTCTCTGAAAACCTTAGTACAATCACTGTTGGTGCAAACTACTTCATCAACGATAACATTAAGTGGACAACCGACTTCGGTTACGCTCTTAATGCCATTGATTCTACTTGGGATCTCGGTGAGACCGGATGGCGTTCAGGTGATTCTGGTGAGTACGTAATTCGTACCCAGCTTCAGATCTCATTCTGAATAGATAGTATATTCATTAAATAACGGATCTTGCTGGATCACCTCCATTTAATGATTCGAGAGCCCCCTACGCAAGTGGGGGGTTTTCGCATATATACTACATGATTATAACAGGAATAGACTACTCACTACGGGGACCAGCAATATGCGTACACAAGGGAGAATTGAACGAACCGTTCAGATTCTGTGCCTGTAAGTTTTACTTCCTCACTGATACTAAGAAGTATGCCAAAACATTTCTCTCTAATATTCATGGGAGTATTTTTGAGGAATACAACCATGATTGTGAGCGGTACGACACAATATCCTCATGGGCAGCAGACGTATGTCATGGATCAGATCAGGTGGCTCTTGAGGGATATGCATATGGTGCAAAGGGTAGGGTATTCCATATCGCAGAAAACACAGGTGTCCTTAAATATAAACTATTCCAGGCAAACATCCCTGTTGAGATCATCAGCCCATCTGAAGTAAAGAAGAAAGCCACTGGTAAGGGTAACGCAGATAAGAATCTTATGCATATTTCGTTCATGCAAGAGACTGGTTACAATCTTAAGTCACTCATAACCCCAGATAAAAAAGAGCCCACGAACCCGGTATCGGATATCGTGGACTCTTATTACGTATGTAAGGCTTTGTTTGAGAAGTTAAAAGAAACTTCTCAGAGCACTTAATTTGTCTGAGTAAAATATACTCCAGTAATTTCACAGAACCATGGATCATCAGGACCAAATGGATTCTCCTGTACGTCATTGACGTTCATATTGGGATTCCACATGAGTTCGTCTGGACCGTAGAAAGTCCATGATGCACCCGCAGTAGGAGCAGGGAATAGGGGTTGGGTTTTCTCCCAGTCCTCGAAGCAATCTTCAATCTTGACATTGATGAATCTCCAAGTTTGGTTTTCCTCGCTCCATGTCCATGGTCCCTCTTCGTTTCGTGAACCATCAGAATTGTTCCTATCATAAGTAAAGGTACTGTGCCTGTCAGGAAGATTACTCTGCTTCTGTACGAGAATACAATCCTTGAACAAGTTATTCTTGGCAGGACCACACCATCTCCATATAAGAGAAACTGGGCTACATTCGGGTATGCCGTTTCCTCCTTGATTCGAGAGTTGGACATTGATCCACGCAGAGTTATGAATTCCACCACCAGGCCTCTCACCGGGACAACCATGAACACCTTGCTGTCTGCAAGTATGGTTACCGTAGATGTCACGAAGAATTACATTCTGCTGAATATAATCGATTCCATTATATTGCATGTAATCAACGTGACAAGCAGATGGGTCAATTTCACCCAAAGGATTGTGGTTTGTGATTTCAATACTCAGGAGCAACTGGGCCCAGTGTAATTCAAGTGCATCGCAAGCAACACTGTCAAGCACACAGTTACGCATAATTAATCCAGTCGTACCTTCTTGGGTCCAAGTGTGTATAGTATCAGTCCACCACTGGAATCCACCCTTACCAGTAACGAACATGGTTTCGGTATCCTCACTGTAGTCATGGCCCTTGATGATACAACCATCGTACCATCGACCACCGTATCTTCTCGTTCCACCATTCAGGAGTTTCTCTTGGTCAGTGTCAACAAAGACATCTTTTAGTCTCATCAAACTACCTGTCATGAAACCACCGCCAGGGGTAGTGCTTTCACTTGCAACAATCTTACAGTCTGCCGATGCAACTCCGGGTGCTGGTGTGATTGTGAAGTACCTTCCATTACTTTGGCGGAAAGATCTGAGTGGCCACCCACCCGCCGCATCGATGGTATGTTCACC